GAGTTAGGCTTTGAGACGACAGTGAAAGAAATTGATTCTTTTGAAGGGAGTGAATTCTTCAGCAGTCAGTTCTTTGAAGAAAACGGAGTATTAACATTTGTACCACAGCGGTTTAGTAAGTGTGTCAAGCATTTGAGCGCCACTTCCGTCGAGAATCTCTCCGGCGCGCTTATTTCGCACATGCAGAATTACTGCTGGGTAGATGAGAAATTCCGATTCTTCGAGCGTATGTTTGTTGAGTTCACGAATACACACCCGGACTTGTTCGACTACGGTCAACTCGTACCACAAAGGATGCTCCAGTACAAAGTACTCGGTGTCGAGAGTAGTTTCTCGAAACTGAAGAAACCCAAAAACGTGAAAGGGAAGGAAAACGTTGAGTTGAATTTGTCGTGCGGTTGCTGTAATCAGAACTAGAGTTTACACACGACCTTTCCATGTCGTTAAACTGGAAATGTGCATTATATGTGGTAAGTCGGTTGGTTGTAAAATAAAATAATGGCTTCTTTGATCATTGATGCTATTCTGTATGTGGTTGACTTTATTAGCCAAGATATCATCGCAGGTTCGGCAGTTCGTGCTGTCGACGAGACGGCGACTGAGGCTTTTATCGATGTCGCTAACAGTGTGGAAGGTAAAATTACGAGTGGAGCCACGATTGCAGGAATCGGAGGAATCGTTGCTAATGAGGCAGGTAACTCTGGTAAGACAATTATGGGTCCCTTTACTAATCATACTTTTCCTAGTATTATTAATGACGGAACTAACAACGTTGTATATGAACCTGATGCGGCTCCTGTGAGAACGCAGGTGTACATGCCTTTCGAGAAATCGACTGGCACAAGAAACCCGTTGACAGGAGAGAATGCAGGAGGATATGGCGGCGTGTGGTTTAATCCGTCTAGAAAGAAGAAGAATAAAAAATATTTGTAACTCGTAGTATAATGTAGGTAGGAAGGTGGCGTAAAATAAACTTAAAAATGACTAAAAATAAGAATAAAAAGAGGGCAGCGGCATTGCGTAATTTAACAACCAAGATTGCGCAAATGCAAGTTACCCCAAAAAAGAAAAAGAATAAAAAGAAGAAGAAAGCGATGAGTCCTATGGGACCCGTTGCATCGATCAGCACTGCACCTGTTGCTATAGGTAACTCTATTAAAGGAGCTAAAGCTGTCTCACGTAACACACCTAATGGTTGTGTAGTCCGAGGGCGAGACTTCATGTTTACGCCTATTGGTACTAACACGATCACGACGTGGTGTATGGTGGGAGGCACTCCCTTGAGCCCTGTAGCTTTCGGTGATAGCGTAGTTCGCGAGTACATGCAGATGTACCAGAAGTTCAGGTGGAGATCATGTACTGTTTATTACATTACTTCATCCCCGACGAGCTCTACTGGTGACGTCATGTTTTATTACTCAAAGAATCGCGATAGTGTCTTCCTTAATCAGACTTCTAGTTTCCTACTGCCTTTCGTTATTTCAGACCCTAACACTGTGTTGGGTCCGCAATGGACAAATCACGCAGCTAAATTGGAAATTGAGCCTATTTGGAAGTCCACCGATTATGGTATGGCTGCTGATCCTAATCAGTATGCGGCTGGGGAAGTGTTTTTGTTGTCTAAGACGACGACGACTGACTCTCCCGGCTATGTTCTTTTCGATTATGAAATTGAATTTGCTGAGATTCAAATTTCTCCTCGGCTTCTAGCTTTACCACTTCCTCGAGCGCAGTATACAAATGTGGCGCTTACGACCTTTGGAGCGAAGACAGCTGGAGGGATTATCGATTTCATCTCAAATGCAGGTACTTTGCTTAGCGGCGCTTCAGGAGCTAACCCGAATGGTTTCGCGGTCGGAGACATCTACAAGGTGATTTTTGACAGTACAAACTCGGTTTATACTACTGGCACTGCGGCGAATCTACTCCAAGTGTCTGTTGGGAACAGTAACACTTACAATCTT